AGTATAAGGGTTAGAGTGATACCTACAGACAGAGCATAAATCAACAAACTTAGACTTATCTGTAGGCTCTCTAGCTTTAGCTTCCCATTCGTTGAGTACAGCATCACAACATTTACATCTCATTTCTGTACTCCATCTAACCACTCGTTATACTCTTTCTGAAATTCAGGAGAGTTTAATATTTGTTGAGTGTTGGTGTACTCGTCTACTTCACCACCTTCCCAGTCATACTCGTCCTTATTAGCATAAGTCCTTTCTACTCCATTAATGTCCGCCATTTACCTGCTCCTCTATAATTTCTAATAATAGTTTAATTTTCTCTTTAAGTCTGTCATTCTCTCTCTTTAACTCTCTGTTAATTCTTAGAGCTTCGTCATTAAAGTTTTTATTGTTATTAGGGTTAGCCATCGTTGACCTCCTTTCGTCCTACAGACCAACCGTGTTTCATAGCATACACACGGGCGTCAATTTCTGCCATATTTTCAGCCATACAGTTACCCTCACCATCAGTCACAAAGTAAGTGTATTTCTGCTCTTCGTAAGCCTCAGTAAGGCGTTGCATAAAAGGTTTCTCGTTAATCATTATATAGTTCTCCTTAAAAGTTTACTGTGTGTTCAATCCCTTTATCGTATAGGGCTTTATAGTAGTCAGCTTTACCCTTATAGAATAAAGCTAACTCCATTTTATCATCAAAGTCTGCGTCTAGGTAAAGATTTTTCATCTTCTTATATTCCGTCGCGCAGTCTATTAGGGATACCTCTTTTAGAGGCGTCCAGTTTCTACCATTTTTATTTACCATAATTTAATCCTTGTTTTAATATTGTTAAAAATTTAACAATTTCTCTAGTTTTACTACAAAAACCCCTATATTAGAGATTTTTGGACTAAAACCGGGAAAAGAGAGTCCGCAGGATTCGATTCTAGCGGACTTCTCTAGTGTAGGAAGGCTATGCCCTTGCTAAAATATAAACTTCAGCTTACGGTGTAGCTTGTGGTCTCTCAGCCGTTGCCGTCTCTTTTTTCGTGAGATTTGAACGGTAATATCCCTATCTTTAACAGGTATTTTAATTATTTTTCTTGATTGTTGCATATAATGCCCCTATTTAGTATTCCACCCGTGGTCATCGTAACCGCTAACCCAGTCGGATTTGTGCTTCAACTGCTCGAGAGTCTTTTTTAAGTCGTCTATCTGCTCTTGCATTTCAATCAAAACTGCAATGTATGTATTAGGCTCTACCGCATATTCATAATTCTCTAGTGATAGCCTACCTCTATCATCAAAAATGTTTCTCCCGAACTCTTCGTTAATATCGAACTTTCTATCTAGTTCTCTATCAAAGTCTCTGATGTCACTTGAATATATACTAATTTCCATTTTATTTATCTCCATATAGTTATTAAATTTAAGGTTCTTACACCCAAAAACCCCCAGTCAAGGGGGTTAGTAGGGCTAGACAATAAAAGTGTCTAGAATTGCATCTGTGGTACTTCGATTCTATCCTCTAAGAGTTCATATACCTCCGACGGTAGGTCGTAGCAATAATTCATATCAACAACCGCCCAGTAAACGTCATTAATATCAATCTTAAAATTACCTGTTCCGCCGTCCTCGCCTAACTCGATATGCTCGAACCAACCCCAAGTATTATCTTTTCTAATCTCACCGTGATAGTGTTCAGTTTCAAATTTAATCATTGTCATTATCTCCTATTATTAATTAATTCTGTAGATGTATAAATCGTTTAGACTTTCTTCTCCGCCATCATAGGTATTCAAAAAATGTGCGATACCGTCACAGGTAATCGCACTATCAACCAAATCATCAATATCAATAATTGAATTTAATATCATTTCGTTAGCGTCTTCATAGCATTTTTCCTGTAGTGCTTGAAATATGTCTTCGCTTACGTTGCTATGCTCCGCAAGGAAAGACGGTCTAAATGCCCAAACAGACTCTTTTATATATTCTTCGGCTATTTCGTAGGCTTCTTCATTTGTCACTACTAAGTATTCCTCACTTCCGAACTCGAATGTATTTTCGCCTAAGCCCTCTTCGATTTGGTCTGCATCAACTCTTAAAAAATCTGCGATTGTTTCTAGTTTTAAGTTATCCATTTTGGTATATCTCCATATAGTTATTATTATTATTTGTGGGCTTCTCATCAGTAGCAACCTAGCCCGTGTTGCTAGACGCCCCGTAGGGCGTTTCGATTGTTAATTATAGTAATGATATCATATCATCAAGGGACATACTAGCCTTTTTAATTATCGGCTTAATTTCGGGCTTCTGTGGACTCTCAGACGGTGCGTCTAATTCTATTATATGCTTAACTTGATGTCTTCTGCCCTCTGTCCAATCTTGCACCTTACCCTCAGCAACAGCGACGGCGTGACCTCTAACACCTATAATATATTTTTTCTTTGGGTTTAAATATCTAAGGCAATTATTGACCGTCATTTTTCCCACTACGCCGAACTTCTCTTGCACACTAACTTCCGTTCTTCTTCTGTGTGCGTTGACTCTTATTTCGCCATCTCTAACGTGTTCTGAGTCATAAACTGAGTATCTGTAGCCGTGCTTTATTGCTTCGGTTTGTATGGCGTACTCCATCACGTGGCGGTGCATTCCTTTACGGTGACGTCTGCCATAACCCCTCATAATTTGGGCGGCTTCTTGATATGTCTTATCAAAAGCCACCGCAAGAGCAATCACCGTGCAGAAACCGTTATCGTTTGCATTTAATCCGTCATTTACTAATTTATCTAATTTTGTATTTTCCATTTTTTTTGTCCTATTTAATTTTGTTAAATTTTTAACAATTTACCCCGATTATGCGTCGGGGTTATTGTCGCACCATATTCTCATATCTGCTGTAGTCATATTAAACTGAGCCATAACCGCTTTAATTTTGGCGTCTCTCAACTCATTGAATGTCGGCTCACTAACGCTTACTGGCTCATCACCATCTGCGCCACCGTCACCGTCACCATCTGCGCCACCATTACCGCCTTTGTTTTTGCTCTCAATGACTACGACATACTGACCCAATAAAGACTCATCAAACTCAGCTAACATTTCTTTATTTACTTTCTTCATAGCTATCTTATGAGTCTTTTGCTTTTCGATATCTGCTGAAAATAAAGCCTTTTGAACTTTGGCACTTGCTAAGTTAGGCTGAAATACTTTCCTAATACCGTTCTTAAGGTCGGCTAACTCATCACCCTCAAAAATCTCTAGGTAATGATTGATTGTGACTGTCAACGCATTGAAGTTCTGCCCTGTGCCAAACTCTGTCGCTTTGAAATGTTCGATTATAGAGTCGGAAATTTTTTCCTTGTTGTTTAGTTCCTTTCCTAATGAAGTCATTGATTTGATAGTTTCATCAGCGTTAGAGACCATTGTTTCGATTTGTTTCTTAGTTAAGTTTTTCATTTTATTTATCCTCTTTTAGTTTATCCGCCAACAAGGGTTGGCAGTGGCTATATTATAAACACAAAAACAAATTAAAAACAAGCATTATTTATATTATTTTTGTTAAATTTTTAACAATTTCTTTGGAATTGCTACATTTTTATACAAAATGCTCTAATCGTCCCAAATTCGCCCATATTTGGACGATTGTCTTTTACCCTAGTGATTATATTACTCACCCAATAATAATTGATTTTACTTTCTGAGCCATTATTTTTCTCTACCCTCGTATACCTAGTGCCTGAAGATAATCTCTCAAATACGGGCTATTCTTGAGCCTCTCAGCTAACTTGTTGTATTTCCTCAACAAATACTATGGTTTGTTGTGTCTTTGCAACAAGTCTGTTGTATTTATACCACAGTATATTAAGTCTCACATAATGAGACAAGTGTTTCACATAATGAGACAACTGCCTAAATATTCTCACTCACGCCCTCTTTCTTCTCAAATTCTCTCAAGTTCCAAATAGTGAGACTTAGTCCCAGCTTAGTCCCTTAAGATTTCAGCTTAGTCCCTTACTTAGTCCCAAGATTCTTCAGCTTAGTCCCAGCTTAGTCCCAAGTTCCACTATGTGAGACTTAGTCCCTTTTCTGGTGTGTCTCATAAGTACCCGTGGGGAGGCTCAATGCTACCAGAGATTATTAATATTAAGGCTCACTCGCAGATTGGAGAGAATTTGGGTAAAAGTAGTTATTTATTAGAGAAATTCTAGAAATCTAAAGGTGCGGGGAGGGACTTTAGTAATTAATTTAAGTTTTACTATTGACATTCATCGAAAAGTATGCTATAATATTACTATAGATTAAAAAAAGATTCACCTAAAAAGGCTTCTCTTAGAAATAACCTTTTATTATCATTCTAATTACCATTTTAGTTGAAACTATAGTACACTAAGGAGTTAGGATGTCTAAAAAAAATAAAGGTTCACCCAATTTGTACAAGGGTATGAAGAGTTTAAACCCTAATGGAAGACCCAAGGGCAGTGTCAACAAATATACAGCCCTAAGTAGAGAGTTGATGTCTAATAGAGGACCAGAAATTGTCCAGAAAGTAATAGACTTAGCACTCGAAGGTGATAGGACTTGTCTTAAGATGTGTATGGATAGAATTATACCTACAACTAAGGCAGTAGAGTTTAGGTCTTCAGAAGATAAAGGCAATGTAATTATCAATGTTGGTGGTCTCGAAGCTAAGAAAATAGAAATAGAAGAGAAAGACCAAAAAGAACTAACATATGAAGATGGTGTAATAATAGAAGAAGCTGATATTGACAAAACAATTGTGAGTATCGGTAATGGCTAAAGAGTTAGATGTACAATTACATCCAGCACAGCTAGAAATCTTCAATAGCACTGCCCGATTTAAAGTAGTAAGTGCGGGTAGGCGATTTGGAAAGTCCAGACTAGCAGCGTGGATACTAATCATCAAGGCTCTACAGTCGGAAAGTAAGGATGTCTTTTATATAGGTCCTACATTCCAACAAGCTAAAGATATTATGTGGAATATGCTCAAGGAACTCCTTCACGGGACAGACCTTATAGAGACTACCCACGAAAATACAGCTACTATGAAGTTAGTTAATGGTAGAAGAATTAGTTTGAAGGGCAGTGACCGACCAGATACTCTAAGGGGCGTGGGACTTGCTTATGTCGTTCTTGATGAATATGCTTCTATGAAGGTAGAAGTCTGGGAACAGATTATAAGACCAACACTTTCAGATGTAAAAGGTGGTGCACTCTTTATTGGGACTCCTGCCGGGAAGAATCACTTTTATGATTTGTATTTAGAGGCAGAGAAAGATAAAGACTGGGAAGCATTCCAGTATACATCTATAGATAACCCTCTAATAGACCCTAAAGAGGTAGAAGTTGCTAGAAGAACAATGTCGACGCAAGCGTTCAGACAAGAATTTGAAGCATCCTTTGTAAGTTTTACTGGTGGTATATTTAAAAATGAATGGATTAAGTACGATGAGAATGAACCGGAGGAAGGCAATTTTGTTATTGCGGTTGACCCTGCGGGCTTTGAAGCGGTTGAAAAGGAACGTGGTCTTAAAGGGAGTAAGTTAGATGAAACAGCTATATCAATCGTTAAAATCCACGGTGATAAGTGGTGGGTCAAAGATATACTACACGGTAGATGGAATATTAAAGAAACTGCTTCTAAAATATTACAGGCTGCAATTGAGAATCAGGCAACGACTGTCGGAATAGAATCTGGAGCGTTAAAAAACGCTATCTTACCTTATCTTCAGGATGAGATGAGAACACAAGGTAGATGGGTAGTCATAACAGACGTAACCCACGGTGGTAAGAAGAAAGCAGATAGAATTACTTGGGCTCTGCAAGGTAGAATGGAGCACGGTAAGATTACATTTAATCGTAATTCTGATTGGAATAGCGAGTTAGAGACACAGTTAATAGAGTTTCCTAGTAAAGGAACACACGACGACATTATCGACTCACTCGCATACATAGACCAAGTTAGTGTAGCAGACTTTATGCACACTATAGAATTAGAAGAGGAGTGGAAACCGTATGATGACGTTGCAGGATACTGATGGAAGAAAATAAATATCAAGGACTAGCAGGATGGCTTGACACTCGATTAGAAGAGTGGAGAAACCACAGAGATTCTAATTATTTAGATATGTGGGACGAATATTATCGTCTATGGCGAGGCATATGGAAAGCTAGTGATAAGACTAGGCAGTCTGAAAAATCTAGATTAATATCTCCTGCATTACAACAAGCAGTTGAATCATCTGTAGCAGAAATCGAAGAGGCTACATTTGGCAGAGGAAAATGGTTTGATATCAAAGATGATATGTTAGACCAAGACCCTAGCGATGCTGAGTATGTAAGAAATTTACTTCAAGAAGACTTAGAATCTACAGGATGTAAAGACGCATTATGTGAGGTCTTTCTTAATGGTGCTGTATATGGTACTGGTATTGGTAAGATATCTGTAGAAGAGAATACTTGGAAATATCCAGTAGAAGTTCCTGTAGAAGGAACAATGACAACTGAGAGAATACTACAAGAAACGGTATCTGTAGATGTTAAAGTAGAGGCTATTAGCCCAAAAGAATTTCTTATTGACCCTTCTGCGGTTAATATACAAGAAGCACTAGGCGTTGCACACGAAGTAATTAAACCTAGACATAGCATTATAGAAGGTATAGAAAATGGTACATATAGAGATATACCTATAGAAGGTAGCTATAATGTAGATAGATTAAAAGGTTTTGACCCTGAAGAGTCGCGTCCAGACGCTAACGACCAAATAAAAATTACAGAATACTGGGGTAAAGTACCCGCAAGATTCCTATCTGAAGACGAAGATATGGATGACTTTGAGTATAATGATGATGAGTTAGTTGAAGCTGTAGTTACTATGGCTAACGATGAATACATATTAAGAGCTATTGCTAATCCATTTATGATGGAAGATAGACCTTTTATATCATATCAACACGACATTGTACCAAACAAGTTTTGGGGTAGAGGTGTTTGTGAGAAGGGATATAATCCACAAAAAGCACTAGACGCTGAAATGAGAGCACGAATTGACTCGTTAGCTCTGACTACTACACCAATGATGGCTGCCGACGCAACTCGTATGCCTCGCGGAGTCAAGCTAGAAGTCAGACCGGGTAAGACTATTCTTACTAATGGCGACCCAAGACAAGCAATAATGCCATTATCCTTAGGTAGCACCGACCAAAATACATACAATCAAGTAGCAAGCCTACAAAGTATGATACAAATGGGCACAGGTGCTTCAGATTCGTCTCAAGGAAGTGCAGAAAGAGCTACCTCTGCAGGTATGTCTATGCAACAATCTTCTGCAATTAAGAGACA